CGCCCATCATCAAATTCGCCCGATGTTAAAACACCGATTAATGAACTTTTACCAGCATCTACTGGTCCACAAACTGCTATTGTACATTCTTGTTTAATAGGTTCCATATATTTATAAAATAATTATTTTCTAAATAGTTATTTTATCTAAAGCGCATTTTTAAATAATTCTTTTAATTTAAGATATTTGAATTTATATTTCATATATTTTTCATAATCTCCACCACCTTTTTTTCCTTTCTTCTGTTTGTTAGCCGCTGCTGCTGCTTTTGCTGCTGCTTTTTCTTCTGCTTCTATTCGTGCTTTTAAGGCCTCTTTTGCTTGTGCATCTCTTTGTGCTTCATCAACTAATTTCTTTTCTCTTTGAATCTCGTGTATTCCTTCTGTTTTAGCATCTTGTTCAAATTTTATATTTTTTTCAATTCCTTCTAAAATTTTTTCTTCTAATGCTTTAAACTCTTGTGATGGTGTAAATCTAATTTCTTTTTGTTTATTATTTAAAAATTTATTTCTTGAAGTAATTTCTGTTTTTCTACTTTCAAAATTTGCAATATCCTTATTTGCCAACTTTTCCCATTGACTTTGCAAAAAACTTATTTTTTTAGGAGTTATTCCTTTGTTAGTATCTTGTCTTGATTCTTCTAATTTTGTTACAATTTCATTAACGTCTAAAACAAAGTCCTTTCTTTTTTCTGTTTCTGCTGCGTCAATATCTTTACCTTGTTCTACTAGTTCATTAATTTTTTTTTCAATAATTTCTTTAATTTCTTCTGGTTTAATTTTTTCTGGGGTTTTTTCAGTAGGAACTACAATTTTCAAGATTTTTAAATCATTTAGTAACCTTCTTTTATCACCAATTGTATTCGTTTTTCTTTTAGATAATTCTTGTAAATACTTTATTTTTCGTATTAATTCTCCCTTATCTGTTTTTTTGAGAACTAATTGAATATCTATTTTTTTAAATATCCTCAACAAAGCTTCTTTATTATTATTTAAATCATCAGACAAAAGTTTTTCAGCAATCTCTTTATCAGTAGCTTCAACAAAACTGTCTCCTTTACTATAATTTTGCAAAATTCTTTGCATCTCTTCTGGTATCTCTTTATAATAACTTCTCATTTTTCCACTACCTTTAGGCCATTCAAATTTATAATTCCTTCCTTTAGTTAATGTAAGAAGAAAAGAAGGATTTTGTTCTGCATCTGGAGTTTCTTCTTCTATAGATATTAAAGTAGATATTATTCTTTGAAATATAATATCAGTATAGATTTGTGGATTACCAGATAATTTTTTTATATCCGATCCATCATATCTACTTTCTGATTGTCCTTCAGGAGCTGGGTTATCTTTTTTTAATAATTCATGTATTTGTTTGGGATTTTGATAATCTTTATATACTAATATAATACCGTCTTTTACTAATTTTGAATTATTTTCTTTATTAAAATATTTTATATATATATTTGACTCAGTTTCATTTAACTTGTCATTCTTATCATTTGACTTTTTCAAAATGGAGATTAAATCCAATTTTAATCTTCGTTCATTTTTACGTAATATTTGTGCCAATTCCTGATCAAAAACAGATAAGGTTTTCGTATAAACTAGAATATCTGAAATCTTTTTACTTTTCGCTTTTTTCTCTACAAACCCTTCTCCGTCTGGTTTTTCCTTTTCTCTACTTTTTTTTGGTTCTTCTTTTGGTCCTAATAAATATGCTAAATGCCTTAACCATATATTATGTACATATTTTTCAATTGAATTATATCTAGCATCTCTTATATCTTTCTTACCTCTTCCACCATCATCTTCCAATTCACCTCCAATATAATCATCATCATCATCACTATCATCCTCATCTCTATCATCTTCATTAGATTCTTTAAATATGGTACCGCATTTTGGATTATTACATATTATTCTTCCTTTTACTTTTTTAAATTTATTCCTAAAACAATTTTTACAAATAGCTTCCTTGCCAATTGATTGTAAATGTTTTATCCATTCTTTTCGACTTAATTTCGTTATTTCTGGAGTTAATATATTGGAATTACCTGCATCAACAATATCTTCAGCAAATAGTGTTGAAACTTCATCATACATAACATTATAAGTAGTTAATTCTTCATATGCTACTTTTATTAGTTCGTCTCTATTTGGAGCTGTTGATGTTAAAGCTATTTCTAATTTAGGTACAAATAATTCATCAGCTTTTATATACTCATATTTACTAGCTCTTTGTTCTTCAGTAATAATACCTTCTGCTAATATTAAAAATTTTAGATCTATAATGATATCAGCTTCATTAACACCTGTTGAAAGTAAATTATTAAGTTTATTTAATAATAGGAAATATTTTATTTCAACTGTTTTTACTGGTTGTATTTTTTTTATCGGAGAATATAATTGATTAGGATATATTTTATAAATAGGAATTTTAATTCTTTTTAAAACACTTTCACTTGGATTTCTTTCAAATTCATAATATATTGAAGCAAAAGTAAATACGAAAGATCTTAATTCTTCTATTTTTGTAAATAAATTTTCAATTTTAGCTTTATTAGAAGGTGTGTATTTATCTGTTAAACCCAATTTTTCATACATTGATTTTTTCTTATATCTATCATTTAAAATATCAGTTAATGTAAATGGTGTAAAATAAGCAAAATCAACTGGTTCATATATATCATATTCTTTATTTGCTAATACAGAGCTACTATCATATGAATTTTCAAACTTCCCTCTAATTTCTTTTTCATATTCATCCTTCTTTCGAACATATTCTTCTTTTGATTTTAATTTTAATGGGTTATTTTTTACTTCCCATTGTTTTATTTTTTCATCAATCCAAGTTTTTAAATCGAAAGCTTTTGTGAATCCTTTTCCTTCTAAATCTGTTTGAGGTATTAATTTTTGTTGAATTTCCTTATGTTTTTTTAATTTAAATAAAGGGTCTAATTTACAAAATCTTTTTATAGTTTTAACTTTTGCTGGATTTAAAACTTCAGAGCCTAATCTAATTTCTTTTAATTTAACTTCAAATGTATTTATTTCATCATCTGTAATAGGAGCCATCGTTTTTCTAATTCCTTTTCTTTTATATATATCAAAAAATTTTATTAATTTTATTTGTTTTTTTTTAAATTCGTCTTTAATTTTAACTTTTTCAGATTCATCAATCTGAATTAAATCTAAAATATCTTTAAGAACTGGTTTATTACTAAATATAGGTTCAAAAATTTCTTCAAAAGTAGATTCAGAAGTAATTTTTTTACCATTATAAAGATCATGTTTCATAGCATATTTATTAATTTCTTTAATATAATTTTTAAAAGATTTTTGTTTATAAGTTCTTGTATATTCAGGTACAGGTATATCTTTTTTATTATTATTGTAAGGTCTAAAAATAATTTCAGTGTTTCCGCTTTTACCTTTTTGTATTATATAAAAAGAACGATAGTGACATAAAAATTCTGATTTATTACTTCCATCTTCTTTTTTAACATTTTCTCTTATAAATAAAAAAAAACCAATTTGATTAGATAATGGGTTAAATATTACATCAACTTTAAAATTTTTCTCTTCATCTAAATATTTTACGAATTTAACATCACATCTTTCTACTTTATTTTCTTCAATATCATCTTCTTTTAAATCATCATCTGTAATTTCTCTAGAAAAAATATTAAAATCTAGATTTTTTCCTTTTCTAAGCATTGGAAAAATTTGATCAACATCTAAATAAGTTTTTTTTAAAGTAATATTAGTTTCTTTTAAATATTCGGCGGTATTAAATTCAATTTCATTAAATATTTTCACATTATGATTTGGTATTGCTAAAACACCATTAGAAATATCCTTTAAACTTTCTGATTTGTTACCTTTATTAATAATAACTTTTTTATCAACACTATTTATCAGTGACATTAAAAGCAAACGTTTTTTTTTTAAAAAATCGGGATATGTATTAATAGGCCAATCTAATGATAATTTATAAGGATCTGCATCTTCAATTATTTCATCTGAACCTTCTATTATTTGCGGACCTGTAAATAATTTATTTTTTAAAGCATCTAAATCTTCATTTGCTTCATTTAAAAATGCTTTAATTTCTTTTGTAGCAAAGAGTTCTTTTGCTATTTCTTCCGCTTCTGCAGCTTTTCTTACTTGGACTTCTAGATTTTTAGCATATCTTTCACTTGCAGGTGCTGCACTTGCATCCACAGGACTTTCATCCGCTGCACTTTTAAGTGCTTCAACTTTATCTTTTGCAGCTTTTTCTTGGGCAGGTGTTGTGAAACTACTTGTACTAGGTTGTAATCTTTTTCCTACTCCATTCAAAATATCATTTAAATCACTATTACTATCATCACTTGGTCTCGATGCACCACCGCTATACTTTCTTCTTTTTTCTAATGAAAAACTCATATATATATATATAGTTTATAATTTTTTCTAATTTTATTTAATGATAGTATTTATTTACTATTTTTTAATGATTATATATTTAATTTATATTATTTTATTAACCAGAAAAAGAATGTTAGGTAATGACTACCAAATTAGAGAAACAATAAATATTAAAAATACAAATAATAAAGATATTAAAACTAAGAATTTTGATAAAAATTTATCTTTGGATAAAATTATTGGTTTAGAAAGTGTAAAAGAAGAATTGAGATATTATTTAGATTTTATAAAAAATAAAGAAAAATATAAAAAATGGAATGTTAAACTTCCAAAAGGTATTTTACTTGTTGGTCCTCCTGGAACAGGTAAAACTTTATTAGTTAAAACATTAGCCAAAGAAATCTCTTTACCAGTTATTCATACTTCTGGTTCAGAATTTGTTGAAATGTATGTAGGTGTTGGTGCTTCAAGAGTTAGAAAATTATTTGCTCGTGCTAGAAATCATAAAGATGGTTGTATTATATTTATTGATGAAATTGATGCTATTGGTAAAAAAAGAAATGAACATGGTGGTAATTCAGAAAGAGATAATACGTTAAATCAATTATTAGTTGAAATAGATGGTTTTAGTACTGATGATAATGTAATGAT